ACTGTCAGATACCCCTTTCTCAACGCCTGCCTCTCCCAACCTCATCTCATGGTCTACAGATCCTGCTGTCCTTTTGTCAACACGCCAATGGGTGACCAGCAACGCGACTGCTAAGGAGCGTTGCGATCTCCGGGCATTGTTTGCATCTGATCCTGCTGCGTGGTTGGCACTTACGGGTTGGACGTATCGCGTGAAGGAGACTGGGGTTGACGGACGGGAACGCCCGGCGGTGGTACGCGATGTGCCGTTTATCCCTTGGGACATTCAGGTATCTGCTGTTCGGAAACTTGCTGCTTCGGTCAAGGACGGTCGTGACGTTGTGATACGGAAGAGCCGCGACATGGGCGCATCATGGTTGGTTGTGTCTTTGGCAACATGGGGTTGGTTGTTTCATGGGTGGCAGAGTTTGTTGGTGAGTCGCGTGGAAGACGGCGTTGATCGGTCGGGCGATCCGGACAGTCTGTTCTGGAAGGTTGACTATCTGTTACAGAGCCAGCCTGCGTGGCTGTTGCCATGTCACATGGATCTGTTGAAGAAGGGCGGTCAGTACAGGCAGCACATGGTGTTGCGCCATCCGGTAAGCGGGGCAACGATTGCGGGTCAGGCGAGTGGAGCGCACATTGGTCGAGGTGGTCGGCGCACGTTTGTGCTGTTCGATGAGTTCGCTGCGCTGGACGATGACGAGGCAGCGTGGCGATCTGCTTCGGATACAACATCATGTCGAGTTGCTTTGTCAACACCCATTGGATTTGGTACGCGGTACGACAAGTTGGTTGCTGAGGCGCGGAGTACGGGCGAGCCGATTTTGTTGGAGATGCTGTATTGGCAACACCCAGAGAAGGGTGTGGGTGCGGAGTACCGGGTAGATCAGTCGGGCGTGGTGACGGGCGTGAGTGGTGGGACGTATGTGTGGACACCTTGGTTGGCTGACCAGTTGCGCAAGCGTGACAAGGTGGACTTAGCGCAGAACGTGTTCGCTGAGGCGATGGGTGCAGGTGCTGCGTTCTTCCCCAGTGTGTCGGTCACTCAGCACAGGCGCGAGTTTGGGTCGGAGCCAAGGAGGGCGAACTGGGTGGGTGGTCGGTTTGTCGATAGTCCAACGGGAAGGTGGCGGTTGTGGGGTGAGTTGGAGCCGTTGGGCAGTTACTCAGTGGGCGTTGACCCGGCATACGGGACGGGGAACCATGCGAGTGCGGTGTGTGTGATTGATGCGGAGGAGAAGCGGATGGTCGCGAGCATGGTGGATGCCACGATTACCCCGGCGGATCTGGCTGCTGAGGTGGTGGGTGTGTGCCGTGGGGCGTTCAAAGAGGCGGTTGTGGCGTGGGAAGTGAATGGTCCGGGTCAAAGTATGCAGAGAGACTTTGAGGCACAGCGGTTCCATCGGGTGTGGAAGCAGCGGAAGGAGGGTGTATCCAACCACGGCGCGACTGAACGTGTGGGCTGGTTGAGCACTGAGCAAAATAAACGCTTGCTGCTGGGTAACTTAAGTCGGTCGGTGCAGCAGGGCGAGATGATTGTGCCATGCACGGGGACGATGGATGAGATGTTGGCGTACGTGTTGGACAGTAATGGTCGGGTGGTGGCGGGTCGGTTGCGGGATGAGAGCACGGGGGCGCGGGAGAATCACGGGGATAGAGTGATTGCTTTGGCGTTGGCGTGGATGGCGATGTCGGACGCACCTGTTCCGCAGTACGACCAGAAGACTTACGCTCCGGGAACAGCAGGGGATTTGCTCAAACACTGGGAGGTCAATAGATGATGATTGCAAACGGCGACAAAGTACGTAACTGGGTCAAGGACAATGACGAAGAGGCGATGTTCGCTGACGGACTGGACGATGCGATTATTGCTATTTCGCGTGATTCGCTGACAGGGAAGTACCGGGTGGTGTATGACGTAGCCCGTATCGTTCAGGTCTTGATCAACGATCAGGGCATGGATGAAGATGAGGCGTATGAGCACATGGAGCACAACATCATCAACGCCTATGTTGGTGAGATGACCCCGATCTGGGCGTTCCTCCCAGAGGAGAACTGAGTGGCTAAGAAGAAGAGTCCAAACCTGTCGGTGGGTCGCGGCGAGAAGTTGCCTGTGTCTCAGGGTGCTGGCTTAACTGCTAAGGGTCGAGCGAAGACGAACGCTGCAACGGGCAGCAATCTCAAGGCTCCCACAAAGGACAAGGACAACCCGCGCCACAAATCGTTCTGCGCACGGAGTAGTTCATGGACGGGTGATCGCGGCAAGGCTGCAAGAAAGCGATGGGGCTGCTAATGGCAAAGAACTCATTGGTTGGAAACATCAACAAACGTAAACGTCTTGGGATCTCGCGCCCCAAGTCGGAATCCACTGTCAGCGCGAAGTCATTTGCCGCCATGAAGAGCGGCTGGAAGAAGAAGAGTAAATGAAGAAGCCAGCAAAGAAGGCGATGTCGAAGTCGCCAATGATGAAGAAGGCTGCTGCGAAGAAGCAGAGCATGGGTATGAAGATGGGCGCAATGCGTAAGGGAGGAATGTGAAATGCCGAAGGTAGGAAAGAAGACGTTCCCATACACCGCCAAGGGGAAGGCTGCTGCGGCAGTTGCGGCAAAGAAGACTGGTAAGAAGGTCACGAAGACGAAGGGTTACTAAATGCTTGGACATCGATTCATCAAGATTCGTGCCACGTGGTATCACGCTGACGAGGTACTACAGATTGACGATCTTGGTGGTCGTATGCGTGTCATGCTGTCCAGTGGATTGAAGTTAGACCTCGACCCCATTGAGGGTGAGAAGGTCGCCAAGCAATTGGAAGATCATGGTCTGACTCAAGCCAAGGGATTTGACAACTCATCGATTGCGATTCTTGTGAATCGATTGTCTTCGCTGGAGAACACGCTTTCAAATATGAAGGCGAAGTTGGCAGCGATTGAATTAGAAGGTAAAGCCAAGCAGAAGGTATCCACGTGATCGACTTTAGTAATATCAACGCCATTCGTGACGAGATCGAACGCGCTGAGTACTTTCGCAATGAGCACATGGAAACCCCGAAGGAACTCCGTGAGGCGTTCTCAGGTGCGGCGTATCGAATCGGTCGGGGGACGGAGCAGCCGGAGAACGCAGTCCATGCGTATATTTCGATGGTGCTCCCCCGCATCGTGCATGACAACCCGAAGGTGCGAGTGACGAGTTCGCGCCCGGGTATTCAGAAGACAGCCTGCGTAGCCATGAAGGCTGGCATCAATCGTTGGTCAAAGATGACCCGGGTGCGCGGTACGTTGGAGCGCATTGCCACCGATATGTTGTTGGGCTGGGGCGTTGGCATGGTTGTCAACGAGCCAAAGGGGGCGGAGCGCAAGTGGGATGCTGATGGTCCGTATCTTCCGCGCCTGTACCGCATTGATCCAGAGCGGTTCTTCATTGATCCGGCAGCGCAGCACTGGGAAGAGGCTCGCTTCATGGGTCACGTGTGGATCAGTGACAAGGAAGACCTGTTGCGCTTGGCTGAGATCGATGCGACTTGGAACAAGGAGGTCATTGAAAGCCTCGCCTGCAACAACGGTGTTGACGAATTACGTGACTATCGTGACATTCCAGAGCGTTGGGAACTCGCCATCTACGAGGTGTGGGTTCCAGAGTTAGATGAGGCTGCTGCCGAACTGATCGATGAGGCAACTGATCAGGCATTGTTCAATGGGACGATCTACACCATTGCCAAGTATCAAGGCAACTCTGGCGCACCAGCACCGCGATACGAATACGTCCGCGCTCCGCGCCCCTACTATGGTGCTCCGAATGGTCCGTACATCATGTTCGGTGCATTCACTGTTCCCAATGACCCATACCCGCTGAGTCCGATTGTGGCTTGCCGCGATCAGATCAACTACGCGAACGAACTTGCTGTCCGTCAGCAAGAGAACACGAAGCGGTACAAGAGAATTCTGGTCGGCGATGCCAAGAACCCCAAGTTGCTACAAGACATTGTCAGTGCGCCGGATCTTTACGTCTTTGCAGAAGCAGGAATCACGGCGCAAAGCATTATCCCCATCGAAGTTGGTGGCACTACAAATCAACATATTCAGTCGGTCGAAACCGCCAAGGAGCGTTTGGATCGAGCACTGGGGATGTCCGATGCGATGCGCGGGAACATCTCAGGTGGAGCATCGGCTACTGAGGTGGCGGTTGCTGAAAGTGCCTCCACGATGCGCATTGCCCACCTCAAGCGCGGGTTCCAAGAGTCGGTAGACACGATCATGCGCAATGTCGGGTGGTATCTCTGGCACGACCAGCGCATCATCATCCCAGTCGGCGGCGAGGACACCAAGGGTCTGCCGATGGAGGATCCGATCTTCCAAGGCGGTCTAAAGGTGGGTGCTTGGGAGGATATGCAGATCGATGTGGATTCCTATTCAATGGAGCGAACCAGCGAAATGCTGGCGCAAAAGCGTGCTGTGGAGACATTTACGGTTGTAACTCAGGCTGCGCAGGCAATGCCAGCCATGCCGTGGATCCGCTGGCGCGACCTGATGTCCTTCCTTGGCGATGCTCAGAACGTCCCGCAGATGGCTGACTTCATTGACGAGTCGATCTTGAAACAAGCAACCCAACCACAGCAAGCACCACAAGGGGGGGTAGGGGGTGTTCCACAAAGTCCTCCTTCCCCGTCTCCTACTGGCGAGCAACCTGCAATATCGGCGCGATCACAAGGCGCAATTGCAGCGGCTGCTTCGAGGATGTAATGCCGAACTACGAATTTACCAATCAAGCAGGGCAAGTCGTGGAGGTTTATTACCCCATGTCCACTGTCCCTTCGGTTGGCGCAGTGGTGCAGCATCCGGAACGCGGCACGTTGACACGCATTCTAAGCAGTGCGCAACTGTCGCCTAACTTCACCACAGGCACATACCCCTATGTAAGTGTGACACTCCCGCGCAATATGCCGGGAGTTCCTTGCAATGCGAAGGGTCAACCAATCATCTCAAGCCGCAGGCACGAACGCAACGTTGCGTCAGAGCACGGCTATATGCGAGCAGAGGACTAACTATGGACAGCACTGCTGAACCCATTGATGTCGAAACGTTGCCCAGCGGGACAACGGAGCAAGACACTGGTATCGAAGTTGACTCATCACAACCAGATGACGATGATTCGATACTTGATCAATTGCTTGGAAGTGTGGAATCCGATGATGATGAAGCCGATGTAGATTCGTCTACGACCGCTCCTGAGTCTGAACCATCCACACCCGCCTTTGACCGTGAAGTGGTCGCCAAGATCCTTAAACGGGATGGCGTACCGGATGCAATCATTTCTTCTGCTTCCGATGCTGTGCTAGCCGAATGGGCTGCAAAGGCTGAGAAGCGACAGAAGGATGTCGATTCATACGGCGGTCGAGTGAAGCAGATGGAAGAGCAACTTGCTCAAGGGAAGTCACCACCGGATGCGGCTGTCGAGGCTAACAAGCCTACGAATGCTGCTCCAGTAGCGGCTGATCCGTTTGAGCAAATGGCGGAAATGTATGGCGAAGACGTTGTTGCGCCAGTCCGTTCAGCCTTCCAGATGCAACAGCAGCAGATGCAGGAAAGAATGCTGCTTGCCGAAGCCCGTGCATCGGATGCTTCGATACGTGTTCAGTACGGGGCGAAGGCTCCAACCTTTGACGTAGTCGTAGCGAAGATGTCTGCAATGGGTGCGGCAAAGCCGGGTGGGTACGCGAGCATTGATGAACTCACGCGAGCCGCCTACACGGAACTAGTTGGAACCACAAAGTCTGCACCATCGATCAAGAACTCACAGCCAACCGCGCCACGTGCGTCAAGTCCACCTGTGAAGGCTCCTGTTCGCGATGCTGATGATGATGTTCTTGATCAAATCATTTCTGGGACGCACAATCGTTCGTCTCGCACCAAACGTTAAAGGAATAGGCTCATGCCTTCAATTACACAATTCAATGACTTTATGCAGTCAACCGGACCTTCTTATCTGAAGAGTGCCGATGCCGTTATTAACGAAGCCGTCAAGAACAACTACGTTCTCTCGCGTCTCCTTCGGGAGAAGGGAAGCGAAACGACTGTTCAGGGTGGTACTTCTATCAAGGATGTCATCGTCTTTGACGATTCGTCCACCTACCGCAAGTATGAGCCAAATGAAGTGTTCACTTGGTCGAACCCACAGGTAACCGACACGCTGACCGCTCCTTGGCGTTTCAGCATGGACCATATGTCGTGGACCGATCAGGAAATTGAACTGAACGAAGGCGATGCCAAGGTCATGTACAAGCGCGTGAAGCGCATCAAGGAAATGCGTATGTGGACTTCCATGCTCAACGGCATGGAGAACGATCTGTGGGCATCAGCCTTCAATAACTATGGCAACATGGAAACTGGTGGCAAGGAGCCTTACTCGCTTCCTGCATTCATTACTGAAACTCTCAATGCTGACCTAACCTTTGGTGAGCGTGGTGGTTCAGCGTGGCTCAACACACAGTCAAGTGCTCCAAATATCTTGGGTATTAACCCAGCCACTGACCCACGTTGGTCGAACCAAGTGTCGTTCTATGACAAGGCTGCTGCTACTACTACTGCTGCTCCAAGTTTACAGGCGGCGGGACAGTATTACGGTCACAACAACAACACCAACATTGCGCGAAATGTTTATAGCCTATTCGGTGCGTTTGACGATATGTTCTTGAAGGTTCAATTCAAGTCGCCGCTCACTCAGAAGCAGTACTTTGAAGAGACGAACTTCAATCGTCAGATGATCTTGTGCTCAAAGGAAGGCATCAACCTTTACAAGCGAAACCTTCGTGCAAGCAACAATATGTTGGTAAGCCAGCAGGATTCGGCGTACAACACGCCAACCTTCAGTGGTATTCCTGTTGAGTACTGTGCCAACATGGATACGGCTGCGATTTATCCTTCCCTTGCTAATGGAAGTGCAGTTGCTGATACGAAGGCTGGTCGTAACAATACGACCAGTGGTTACAGTGTTCTTGCTAACTCGACTGAATTTGCAACAAACACCATTGATAAGGGTGCTCGTTTCTGGTTCGTCAACGGTCAGTACATCACGCCTATCTATCACTCGACTCGTTACATGAAGAAGCATGATGTCATGCGTCACCCAAATCAGCCGTTCAGTTGGGTTCAGCCTGTTGACTGCTGGTGGAACGTGTTCTGCAACAGCCGTCAGCGTCACGGCATCGTTGCTCCTCTCGCTATCTAACACAACGGGGGGTGGGTTATCCCACCCCCTTCTTTCACAAAGGAAACTTACATGATTACTGCTCCTAATATGGGAACAATCGGAATTCAGCCTGTTGGTGCTGTTGTCCGATGCATCAATAAAGACTCAACCGCTTTGGTGGTTGGCAATGTCGTTATTACTTCGTTTAACCACACTGGCGTTATCTATCCACCCGCCGAAACTCCTACAAGTTTTGAACTGTCACCATTCTCATGCGTGAAGTTGGCAGAGGGAGATGTCAATGCAACGTCTGGCGATGGAAGCCACAAGAACGCTGGGTATCTTGGAGTTGTTGTTGGGTTGTCTTCACAAAGCAACTCTGGTGTAACTGGTCAGGCTGTGCAGGTGCAGTTTGGTGGAGTTGCAACTGCGCTTGTTGCGGCAGTGACAAACAACGTGGTCATCGGCAGCAAGTTGTTCTTGTCGGATACCGCTGGTCGCCTTGGTAATGAAGCCGATTCAACGGCTCCTGATACTTCTGTTGCTCTTTCGCTTGGCGCAGTGACCGCTGCTGCGACTGGAAACATTCCAGTGCTTCTGTTTAATAGTCCGATTGACGGAACCACGGCGTAATTCTGCTAACACCATAACCACTGGACGGGGAAACCCGTCCAGTGGATTTCAATGCTGATCAACAAGGACATCAAATGAAATTTACTCAAGCGGCTAATACTATCGGCGTACAGCCAATGAGTTACACGGCACAGTGTGTTGTCCGCACCGCAACTGTTGCCGTTGGCGATGTTGTTGCCACCTCGTTTCTGCATGGCAGTGTGATTGTTGATCCAAGTTTGGGATATGACCCACTGTATGTCTTCAACTCTGTTGCTCCAGCAGACGGCAATCTGGCAAACTTCAATGGTTACATTGGAGTTGTTACTAGTTTGTCTGGAACTAATGGCACTGTTGGTAAAACCGTGACTGTTCAGTTTGGTGGAATTGTCACTGCAAAGGTTATTTCAAGTGCTGCATTGGCTGTTGGTGCATTGCTTGAACCCAGCGATACTGCTGGATCGTTTGTTGATCTGGGAAGTGTTGGCTCTGGTTCACAAGCAGCAGCAGTTCTTATGGAAGCAGTTTCTGCCGCGTCAACAGGACAACGCCGCGTCTTTATCCCGCTTCAATATTGGTTCCGCAGTTAGAGCGTTTGATGATTGATTAAACCCGTCCAGTGGATTTCAATGCTTTACTACAAAGACCTGACGAACCATGTGTTGCTTGCCATCGGTGGTCGCCCATCGACTGCCGCTGGTCAGACTGTCGCAGAACGACAGGCTGAGATCATCAATCAGGCTGGTGAGCATCTGTTTGGCTACCAGTGGACGTTCAGGCAAGCCACTGCAATGCTGTCAACGGTTTCAGCCCTGCCCTATGTGGTGTTGCCTGCTGACTTTTCTGAACTCATTGCCGCTTGGTGTGGAACACTGCCGCTCTTAATCACGAATCAGGACGAAATAGAGAACAGTCGTTCGTCTGACTTCGACAGTTACGGTACGCGAGGGTACGTGAAGGCTGTTGTGCCTACGAATGCTGCGCCTACACAGTCGTATCAGTTGCAAATCTATCCAACTCCTGAAAGTAACGAAGCAAACAAGATCAAGATCACGTATCGCACTGGCTGGCAGCGCGTATCGACTGCAAACCTGCCCACGGATGTCATCTCAATCCCTCTTTATCTAGAGGCTTTGCTCGTTCTCTACGTCCGTGCGATCACTGAGTCGTATGAAGACGGGCAGCAGTCTCAGCGTCTTGCAGAAATTGAGGCTGGACCACTCTTTGGTACTGCGCAGCGTAAGGACGGAATGCTACAAGCACACTTTGGTCAATTACGACCGAACGTTTGGACAAACAACTATCGAAACAACGGCGGATTCGTAATGACGAACACCGTTCCTAATCCCAGTTAAGGATCCACTATGACATTTGCACCGATTCAGAATCGTCTTGGCGTTCAACCAGTAGGAACAACTGTTACCTGCGTAAACAAGTCTGGCGGAACGCTCGCTATTGGCGATCTTGTCATCACCTCGTTTATCCACGCTGGCGCGGTTGTTAATCCAGAACAGGCTGCAAGTACATCGTATGTATTCAATTGCGTTCGCAAGGCAACTACGCTTGAAAGTGGAAACACTGGATATCTTGGCGTAGTCACGGGTCTAATGACTGGCGCAGGCGGAAACGGTCGCGAGGTAGCGGTGCAGTTTGGCGGCATTTGCAACGCAAAGGTATTGGTAACCGCTACCGTTGGTTCAGGGACGCTTCTCGGCGTTTCAGTGACTGCTGGCGTGTTGTCAAACGCGGTCAGCACATCTGAATACTCAGTCACTTTGATGGACAATGCAGCGGTTGCTGATGGAACAGCACTGAAGCGTGTTTATATTCCAACAGAGTATTCGTTTAATACGGCAACTTCTACTCCCGGCTTCTACGGATCACGCCGCGCTGGTCAAATGCTTCGTGATGCAGTAGCGGGAACCGATTCGCTTGATGTCATTGTCATCGGCGACAGTAACGCCACATTCCCCGGAAGTGGCGGCTACAACAATGCATGGCATCGTGTATTTAATACCACCTTGCGCGTTCCTGTTTACGCTACTCCGTTGTTCTGTGGAGGAATGACCAATGTTGGCGCACCAACAGCCACGGCGGGAATCTTGCGCGACTCTGCTGGTCTTGGAATTGGTGCAAGCAGTACAGCCGCAGGAATTGCAGGGACTACAGGCACGGGAAAGATGCTTGCTACATCGCAGGCAGATGCAAATATTCTTGCGCTTACAAATTACTTAGGCATGACCGTTACGGGGTGGGATCAAAACGACAAGAACACCAATTTCATGATGTTCCCTTTGGCGTATGGTGCAAATCCAATCGTTGTAGAAACTGCTGGTACGTTCCTTGGTACGTTTGGTCAAAGCAGCGTGCAAGTGTCTACGTTTAACAGTAGTGAAACGTCCACTGCTACGTCTTGGGGATCTGAATTGGTATTTGGTACTGATGGTGCGGGTGCAGGTGTATCACTTGCCTACCGCATCGTGTACGGCACGTTCGCAGCGGGTTCTGGTCAATTCAAGCCGCGTGCAATTTGGAGCAATAGCACCGCGCTTGCAGCACAAGACAGTGCATTTACGCTTACTAATACTGGCACAGTTGGCTACAACACATATCAATGGCAAATCCCAGCGGTCACGTTTAGCACCGGGCTAGGGCAAAAAATCCTTCATTGCAGTTGGGACGGCAACGCTACCGGAGTGGCAAGTACCACAGGTCCGTTTGCTTCGCTATGGAACAGCGTTGTGAAACTTGGACAGAAGGGCTATTCGGTTTCGTTGTTGAATGGATTTGGTGGCTTGAATAGTGCGTTGACTGTCTCAAAAATTACGGGCGCAGGAAAACTTGTTGACGCGTATCTAAAGGAAATCAGACAGCGTCAAGTTGAGTGTGGTGGTACTGGTCGCGCAATGGTCTTTATGAACCTCGGAATTAACACGGTAGAAGATGCAACCACTTGGACGAATAATTCTCAGACTCTCATTGACTTGTTTAGGACAAAGTGGGTTGCTGGCGGTGGCGATGTAAACAACATCAGTTTCTTGTTTACGGTTTCCCATCCCGTTACTTCTAGCGGAACTCCATTTGATTCAACGCGAACTGCAATTAGCAACGCAGCAAATGCATACGCAACCGCCAATGGAAGCACATACAACTTGTGCGTCATTGACATTGCAAGTTTCTATTCATCCGTCATTATGAGCAAATACAATATGTATGACTCTGGTGGAAATGCTCATTTAAATTCAAGCGGGACTGCGTCTGGAACCACCATCACTACCAAGGAAGATTCGTACTTTGCTGTCACACAAACAATGGCATCTAAACTTCTTGCAAGCGCATGAACCAAACCTCTCGCCTTTAGTTTGCAATTAAATACATGAGTCCCGAATCCACTACCAAACTGTTCAATCTGGAAAAAGCCCAGTTGACTCTGACTGTCATCCTCATTCTTGGGTCGGTGGTTTATGTCGGCAGACGCTTGCAATCTGACGAGCATCAGCAACACTTGCTAGAAAGCATTGCGTCTGACATCAATCTCATCAAGGACCGCAACGCGGACGCGAACGCGCAGATCCGTGTGATCGGCGAGCGCGTCTCGCAGGTCGAGAAGCGGCTGGAGCGCATGGAAACGCGCCCATGAAGTGCTTGCTCGTTGCTGCGCTGGTACTGTCAGGCTGCTCCCCAGTAGCCCGTATCAGTGCCAACAGCAACGAGATCCGGACTGAGGCGCAACTGCTCATGGATCATGGGCAGGCGACAGGTGATACGGTGGTGGTCGCAGGCGCGACCCGGATTGACGGTCTGGCGGCAGGCATCCACGCGGAGTTGCCGGGCGTGGAGGACAAGACTCCACCTTGGATGGCACTGGCAGGTTGGATAGCAGTAGCGGTAGTTGCGATAGCAGTAGTGATCATTCTGTTCCAGACAGGGTTTGGTACTGCTATCAGAATTGCGATTGGTTGGATTCCACGTAAGCCTCGGCAAGAGGCGGAGTTAGCGGCAAATATGCTTGACCCTGACAAACCAGAGAACGCTCGCGAATTTATAGCAGCCCGAAGAGCCTCTGATCCATTTTTCAATGCGGCGTTTAAGAACGCTCGGGCTGTAAAGGAGACACCATGATTCTCGCAGACCTCAGTTCCTTCATCGGCAGCGTGTGGGCAGTTGGCTTGGCGTTGGTAGTTGGCGTTGGTGCAGGGTATTACCTGCGCAGCAAGAAGCAGTTCTAATACAAGAGGAGGATTACTAGTGGCGATCAAGATGCAAATTCGGCGCGGAACTTTGGCGGCTTGGGATGCTGCTAGTAATCCTGTTCTTCTCCCCGGCGAACTTGGCTTTGTAACTGACGTTGGCAAGACGGCGTTCAAGATTGGCAACACAGCAGGCGATGTATGGAACGATCTTCCATACGTCAACTCGACCTATCCAGAGTTGTTACCTGATGCGGGTGGCAACCTCGACTTATCAATTGCGCAAGGTCGGTATCAGTTGTTAAGCGGAACCTCTTACACAAACGTACCAGCAACAGACTTTACTAACACTACAACTGATGGTAATTGTCTTCTTTTCGTTACTGTTCCGTCCACGACTATTGTTATCCAAGAGTTGACAACATCGTTGACAACTTGTAAGCGATTCATCCGTGCCAAAAATAATTCTACGTGGACCGCATGGAAACGTATTGACAACTTGAGTGCTAGTGAAAGCCTGTCGATTACCAATTTGACGCTGACTGGAAGATTGTTTGTTCCTCCGGGATCAGCAGTTGCGCCATCAATAACTATTACTGGCGACACAACCACAGGTATATATCAATCTGCTGCACAGGAACTTGGTATTGCAACTAACGGTGTGAGCCGTGTAAGAGTTGGAGACTCACTTGCTACAATTACTACCGGATTGACAGTTTCGTCAACATTGACAGCAAGTAATGCGCTCACTGTTTCTTCCGGAGCAGTTACTCTTCCAACAGGATCAGTTGCTGGTGCTGCGCTTGCAAACAACGGCGTAACCGTTGCCAAACTTGCGCAAGTTGCCGTACCGTCATTCCTTGGTACTCCAAGTGGCACAGCGTCTGCGACAAACGTATCTGCACTTACTCAAGCGCAATCGAGAACCATGCTTGGGCTTATTCCGAATGCATACACTAGTCCTATATTGACTAGTTCGGTATTCGTCAACACAAATATAACCGGAAATACGGATATATTTCTATCAATTGATGTAACAAGTTTGCCTGTCGGGGTCATTCAGTGTTTGCCCATCACCCTTGCACGGGGAGCAGGTTCTGGAAGTGCATCAGTAATTTGCTACGCAGAAATGTTCTCACTGGAAGGCTTGTTAGTTTTGGGCGGATTTGATTTAGGATCGCCTGCAAGTTTTGGTTCTACATCCACAGGTGGAGCGACTTGGTACTGGAACAGCGAGGTTTGGCTTGCTACTGCAACTATGCCTACAGATTCGCAACAGGTTCGATTCGTTCCAATGTATTACTTTACCGGGACAACTGATACAACACTTTTTAAATGGCAAGGTGGTGCTGGTGCTGCTGGTGTTGTTCAGGTAAATGCTGCTTTAGTTGTTATGAGAATTAGTTAATGCCATACCTGCCAATCACTCTCCCTTCACGCGGCTTGCACGTTGACAGTGCATACTCGTCATTGCCTCCGGGCTTCACGCTCGATTCAATAAACGTGCTCCCGTATGACCCGTACAAGGGGAAGCAGCGGCTGGGTCAGCGCAGGGCTTTGCTTGGCGCATTTGAATTCAACGACACTAGCCCATCAGTAGTAACGCGCAAGGTGCAAGCCATTGTCCGCGCTGATGCTTATGTTGTGGCTGATAGCGGATCAACTGAACTCACACAACGCTGCGTTGTTGTAGCGGGTGGTGAGGTGTACATCATTGATCCGGGCGACACTGTGCCAACCATTATTGCGTATGCGTCATCAACATCAAAGTTAGATGACACCAAAGATATTTCTGTTGCAATCTTTGGTAACTACGCTTACTTTGCTGATGGTGAAAAATACCGCCGGATGAACATCACGCTCGCTACTTCCGCCATGCGTGTTGAGTTCTGGGGAACAATCTTATCAAACGTAACTATTCATAACAGTACTGGACATATTCGATTTACTGCGACTCCATTAACAGTTGATCAACCAATTGTTGTTACTGGAACATTTACTGGTGCGGGTATTGGAGCAATCAGTAATTATGCGTTTCAAGAAACGTTTTACGTCAAATCAATAGTTGGTACTGCTAATAATGAAGTTGAGTTGTCAAGAACCCCCGGTGGACCACATCTAGCAACAACTGCTGGTAACACTAACGGTTTGACATTTATTATTAGTGGTCCCGAAATGACCATTAAGCCATCATCAAATGCAAGCAGCATTGGTGCGGCTAAAGCAGAAGCAGGCGAACGCGCAAGTTTGCTAGTTCGCTTTGGCGGTCGCTTGGCGTTGAGCGGCTTTACCCCGTCACCAAACAACTGGTTCCTTAGCAAGATCAATGACGTTGATGATTGGGTTCCCGGCTCAACCCCTGACGATGCTGTCGCTGGCAACTTGTCAACCAAGTTCTCCATTCCCGGCGAGCCGATTGTTGCGCTGATCCCGATGGCAGAGAGTGGGCTGCTCTTCGCTGGTCGGCACACGATGACCTATCTATCTGCTGACCCTGTGTTTGACACGCAGGCTCGCATGATTGAGTTGTCACGTTCGGTGGGCATTGTGTCTGCCAAGGCGTGGTGTGTATCGGATGCCCAGACGGTGTACATCATGGCGCAGGATGGCTTGTACCGCGTTCGCCCAAACGAATTCCAAGTGACTCAGTCTGGTCGAATTACTGGCGGTCGGCTTGATTCATTCTTCCAGTCGCAGAAGTTTGATAAGTTGAACTGTTCGCTTGGGTTTGACCCTGAAATCCAGAACATCTATTGCATTCTGTCGCGCACTGACCTGCCATCGAGCAGTACGCACCTTGTTTATAGTCAAGCGACCGATTCGTTCTGGGCAATCCGCACGGGGTGGACAGCGTTTCAAGCACCATCATGCATTGGCGAGTTCCCGTTTGGTGATGCTCGATCACCAGTGCTGGCTCTTGGCAGCGAAGATGGCTACCTTGGTTGGTTTGATCGCAACCTGACATCAGGTGTTGATGGTCAAGCCGCTGTTGGTTACAAAGGAGGAAGTAGCCCCTTCACAGTAAACAACCTTCAAGCGGCTGCGCAGAAGATTGTCAGTTCATTGACCATTGGTCCAGTTGTCTCTCCGAATCTGTCTCAGGTCATGCTCCGCGATATGCGTATTGAACTGACGATGGATGAGCCGCAAGAGGTGGTGGATTTTAATACGCCGAACGTCCGATTGACTGGACCATTCCTATCCATTCTGTCTGGTCAAACAGCAGAGGAGGCAATTGGTGAAGCAATCGTCAACGTCACGGTCAGATATGACCCATCGTTCCCGGCTGTGGTTTTGGACGGTGGAGACGCTTCTGTTATTCCTCGTGTGGAAGACCCTGTAGGTGGGTATGACTTTGGTGTTCCTGTGTTTGTCGGAACAACTGGCATCAATCTTGCCTATCCGCAGTCACTTGCTCCTCACACATACACCACGCTTGACACGTTGATCACTGATCCAACGGCGCGAACGTATGCATTTGGTGACAACCGGATTTTTAATACTGGATCACCACCAAGCAACGGTTGGAAAATTCAAAATGAAGTTAATGTAGGCAATATTCAAACGTTGTTTACACGCGATGAATCATTGCCGGGAACTTCGCTTGATACTCCCGGTGGTGTCTACGTCTATGGAGATGGCATTCCAACTGCGCTCCCGTTACCAACTTTGCCGGGATCATCTCAATCTCCGCGCATCGTTGTAAGCAGCGGAACGTACACCAACACCAACTCCATCCAGATTGGTGAATTGCAATCTGGTCGCAATGACGCGCTTCGATGCCGCATCCGCGACCAAGCAGTCTTTGCTCGCATTGATAGTAACGGTGTTCCTTGGGCGATTGAGCGCATGGCTGCGCTTATCGACCCAATGACGCATACCAAGAACGTGAAGGGAACATACTAATGGGACTCTTTGGAAACCTATTCGGCGGCGAGACGGCAATGCGCAAGGCTACGAAGAAGATGAAGAAGGCTTACAAAGCCGAACGAACTCTTCAAGAGGGTAACTACACCGCTCTCATCAACAAGTTTGAGGACGAGCGAGCAAACAATGCCGATGTCTACTCCAAGCAATACAACGAATCCGTCAAGCAGTACGCCGACACGATGGCTCAAAGCCGTGCGGCGTTCGGCGCAGCATCTGCTGAGTCTTTCAAGACGCTGTCTGCTGGTCGCGATGCGACCTTGGCATTGTTGCAGCAGTCCACCGACAAGGCTGTTGGACAATCGACAGCGCAGGGTTTGATGATGGGGCTATCGAATACCACCTTTGGTCAGGCTCAGACGCAGGCTGTTGCCCGTCAAGGTGCTTTGCAGGCTGGCGCAGTCAACGAGCAGTACGCGCAGATCCTTGCCGCTGCACAGCAGTCCACTGCAAACTCGATGGCAAATATGGAAGCGGCGGCTGGACAGACCACGTTGAGTGCCGGACTTGGATCAGCCCAATACCTTGGGAACCAATATCAGGGTTACACACAGGGTGCTCTTCAAACCCAGCAAACTGGGTACAACGTTGGTCAGCAACTTGGCACGGCTGCAATCTCTGGTCAGTATCAACAGCAGATGGCATCGGCTCAAGCGAGCATCAACTCTGGAAATCAAATTGGTGGTGCGCTCGTTGGCGCGGCTGCTGGAGCGGCTGGAACACTTGTTGGTGGTCCAATAGGTGGAATGGTCGGCAGTCAACTTGCAGGCGCAGCACTCGGATAAGGAAACACTATGGCTGACAACACAATGTTTGGTATGGGTACTGGTCTGCAAGCAATCTCTAACTTCCCTATTCAATCGAAGGGTGTCGGCAAGTCATTAACACCACCATCTCCATCTGGATGGGATGCGTTCATGGATGGTGCAAAGACATTTGCTGGCAACTTCCTTGTTGGCGTAGCGAGTGGCATCCAAGCCTATCGACCGGGCAATGAATACAGTTCATTAGCAGGTGGGTTCCTTGGCGCGTCACGCCCAATGCAACAGCAATTGGACAACGCTATGCAGGCAGAGCAGCAAAAGTTTGCACGTACCCAAGAAGATTTGGAAACGAAATCCAAGATGAAGACCAAGGAAGACATCTACCGATCACAAGCAGATCGAGCAGTTGGTATGCAAATGCCAGATATGTCTGGTATTTCCACTGGTGTGTCGGCTCCAACGAAGCAGGTCATTGATGAACCCTTTGGTTTCCAAGGTGGAATTCCGGTGACACCAAGCAAGACAGCATCTGAAGCCGTACTCAAGATTGGAAAGCAATAATGTCTCAACTACCTAAGCCAAGTCCGATGACCCCACAGGAATTGGTTGGACCGCCAAGTCCTGAGAGTGCATTGATTGGACCGGACGAAGGCATGGCTCAACCGCCTGCTGATGGTTTCATGCGTCCCGCTCAACAGGCTCAACAGCCTGATCCATTGATGGACGATAAGGCTCTCAGGGCTGCTGCGCTCGACCACCGTGGCTCGCGCCAGATCGCTCCGTACGGTACGTACGAGGCGGTCGATGCCGCTATT